ACGAGGTTACCAGGGGTTACCAGTTACCACCCCAGTTACCACCTGAACCGAGTTACCACCCAATTCTTGACCCGCCCCTGTGGCGGGTTTTTGCATTCTATGACCCAGACACTGAACGTCGAGTACCGGAAGGTCGAGACGCTGATTCCCTTTGCGCGTAATCCCCGCACGCATTCCGATGCCCAGGTGGCGAAACTGGCCGCCAGCATCGTCGAATTCGGCTGGACCAATCCCGTCTTGGTCGATGGTAGCCACGGCGTCATTGCCGGGCATGGCCGTCTTGCCGCTGCCCGCAAACTCGGGTTGACCGAAGTACCAGTGATTGAACTCGGCCACCTCAGCCCTGCGCAGAAGCGAGCCTACGTGATCGCCGATAACCGCCTGGCACTCGACGCCGGCTGGGACGAAGAAATGCTCGCCGCCGAACTGGCTGAACTCACGGAGTCAGGTTACGACCTGGCGCTGACCGGGTTCTCCAACGACGAGATTGAGAGCTTGCTGGTGGGTGTTGGGGAAGGAACGGCCGAGGAGTCCTCGGCCTATTCCGACGACGATGCTGCCGACGAGGTTCCTGATGCACCGGCTAATCCTGTTTCGCGCTCCGGTGATATCTGGCAACTGGGTGCCCACCGCGTCATCTGCGGTGATGCCGCCGACGCCACCGTGGTCGCAACCCTGATGGTCGGCGACAAGGCTGCGCTGTGCTTCACCTCGCCGCCCTACGGCAACCAGCGGGACTATACGAACACCATCATTGATTGGGATGCCCTGATGCGCGGCGTATTCAATCAACTGCCGATGGCTGCCAACGGCCAAGTGCTGGTCAATCTCGGGTTGATTCACCGCGAAAACGAAGTTATCCCCTACTGGGACGGCTGGCTCGACTGGATGCGCACCCAAGGCTGGCGGCGTTTCGCCTGGTACGTTTGGGATCAGGGGCCGGGCCTGCCTGGCGACTGGAACGGTCGGCTGGCACCTTCGTTTGAGTTTGTCTTTCACTTCAACCGCCAGGCACGGCAGGCCAACAAGATCATGCCCTGCAAGTTCGCTGGTCAGGAAACGCATCTACGCGGGGACGGCAGTTCGACGGCCATGCGCAAAAAAGATGGAACGATCGGTGGGTGGACGGCTGCCGGCACGCCCACGCAGGACACCAAGATTCCCGATTCCGTGATTCGCATCATGCGGCACAAGGGAAAGATCGGACAGGGCATCGATCACCCGGCGGTATTCCCGGTGGCACTGCCTGAGCACATTCTGGAAACCTACACCGACGCTGGCGACATCGTGTTCGAACCGTTCTGCGGATCCGGCACTACGCTGCTTGCTGCGCAACGGACTGGCCGCGTAGTGCGGGCCAGCGAGATTGCGCCCGAGTATGTCGATGTGACGATCAAGCGCTTCCAGCAGAACTTCCCGGAGGTGCCTGTCACGCTCGTGGCGACTGGCCAGACCTTTGATGCGGTTGCCGCAGAACGATTAGGAGCACAGGCATGACGATTTCCTGGCTTGCCGATAAGATCGAGCAATGGCCAGCGGCCAAGCTGGTGCCCTATGCACGGAATGCGCGCACGCACTCGGATGCGCAAGTCGCCCAGATTGCGGCCTCGATTGCCGAATTCGGCTTCACCAACCCGATCCTGGCGGGTAGCGACGGCGTCATCGTTGCAGGTCATGGCCGTCTGGCTGCCGCTCAGAAACTCGGCATCGCTACCGTGCCGGTCGTGATCCTCGATCACCTGACGCCAACGCAGCGTCGCGCCTTGGTCATTGCCGACAACCGCATCGCCGAAAACGCGGGTTGGGACGACGCCATGCTGCAAGTCGAACTGGCCGCGCTGCAGGATGACAACTTCGATCTGTCCCTGACCGGCTTCGATGCCGATGCCTTGGCTGACCTGCTGGCCGGTGAGGAAACGACCGCCGAAGGCGATACCGACGAGGATTCCGTTCCGGAAGACACAGGCCCCGTTGTATCCAGGGCCGGCGATGTATGGCTGTGCGGCGAGCACCGCGTGCTCTGCGGTGACTCGACAGATGCCGATGCCTACGCTGCATTACTGGGCGACGAGATTGCTGACATGGTCTTCACCGACCCACCGTACAACGTCAATTACGCCAACTCGGCCAAGGACAAGATGCGCGGCAAGGATCGCGCGATTCTCAACGACAACCTGGGCGACGGTTTCTACGACTTCCTGCTGGCGGCACTGACGCCCACCGTGGCGCATTGCCAGGGCGGCATTTATGTCGCAATGTCATCCAGCGAACTGGATCGATTGCAGTCGGCGTTCCGTGCTGCCGGTGGCCACTGGTCCACCTTTGTTATCTGGGCCAAGAACACTTTCACCCTGGGGCGTGCCGACTATCAGCGTCAGTACGAGCCGATTCTTTACGGCTGGCCCGAGGGCGCCGATCGTCACTGGTGCGGGGATCGCGACCAGGGCGATGTCTGGCAGATCAAGAAACCGCAGAAGAACGATTTGCACCCGACCATGAAGCCAGTGGAACTGGTGGAGCGGGCAATACGCAACTCCAGTCGCCCGGGTGATGTGGTGATGGATCCCTTCGGTGGGTCAGGCACCACGATGATCGCGGCGCACAAGTCAGGCCGCAAGGCGCGGCTGATCGAACTGGATCCGAAGTACGTCGATGTGATCGTGCGCCGCTGGCAGGACTACGCCGGGGCGCAAGCCACCCGGCAGTCCGATGGCGTGGCGTTCGACGCGCTGTCAGTCGGTGGGGAACTCCGGCAGGAGGTCGCCGCTGGTGATGTCGGCCACGTAGCGGACGTTCCGGAACTCGCCGGGATCATCGGCGAGGTAGACACCGCCAACTGACTGGATCGCCACCCCGTACTTGCGGCTGATCTTGGTCAGTTCAGCGATGAACTGGTTGTAGTTGGCTTCGACTTGCGGAGTGGTAACGACGGCGGCCATTGCGATCTCCTTACGCTGCTTCGGCTTCGAAGGACTCGTCGGTCACTTCGCAGTGGATCACGAAGCCGGTGAGGTAAGGCAGCCCCTTGGGGATGCCGTAGTCCTTGCTGGTCTGGCGGCCAATCGTCCAGTCCATCCACCGCGTCACTGCTGCGTCGATGGCCTGCTTGATGTCGTGGCCCCGCAGCATCTCGTTGAGGACGTCATCCGCAAAGTGGCGTCCGTGGCGACTGTCCAGGAACAGCCTGACCGACTCGATGGGCTGGTTGGTGGCGTCCGAGATCGCAGTCATCGCCGTTGGCCAGGCTGCTTCGGCGTTCTCGTTCATCGTGCCAAAAAAGCCCCAGGCTTCGTTCTGGGTGGCGGGGGTGGTTTGCTGGGCGGTCATCGTTATCTCCTTCGGGTTGATCGTTGCGACACCCGTATGAACGCGCTGTTTGATTGATAAGCCAAGCTATTCATCGCAGACATCTGCATCATTTTTCGGTGGCAATTTGGCCGAGCAGTTCCATGGCACCAGGATCGCTGCTCAGTGCAATACGCAGGGTGCGCAGCGCCTGGTCGATGCTGACTTCTGGCCGGCGATTGTCGAGCAGCCAGCGAATCGCGCTGGCTTGATCGTTGTTGCGTGCCGGCACTTCAACGGCCACGCCGACGTAACGCCCGTAGCTGCTGCCGGAGGGATCGACGTAGAGCGTGGTGCGACCGGGGGCGCTGACCTCGACCGCACGCCGATGATCATCCGCGTGGCCGCCATGTCCGGTCAGCCAATCGCGGTCTTCCAGCAGGGTGTTGGCGAAGGCGTCGTACTCGGCTGGGGTCAGTTCCTTGCAGGACTCGATCGTAATCGACTCGGGCGGTGCGCTCGGGTCACTGTTGTGCAGAACCTCATCGAGGCTGCAGGGCTTGCGGGTAAAGCGTGCGCGGATGGTGGTGGTCATCTTGGTCTCCGTTCAATTAATTGTTGTGACATCTGCATGAACGCGCTGTTCGATTGAGAAGCCAAGCACTTTCTGAATCATTTTTCCGGGGTGGCAGCGGGTGTCGCCCCCCGGTCGGATCAGAAGATCCGGTAGATACGCTCGCCGCCCTCAGGCTTCTCGGAGGCAAGGTTGAGACCAAGTTTTTTCTTGATGGCTCCGGCAAAGGTGCCGCGCACCGTGTGCGCCTGCCAGCCGGTAGCCGCGCAGATCTGACTGATGGTGGCACCCTCGGGGCGCTGCAACATCTGGATCACCGTGGCCTGCTTGCTGTTCTCTCGGGTGCGGGGTTTGCCCTCAACGCCGACTTTGAGCAGGCCTTTTGCCGCGTCCTGCTTTTCTTGCGCCCAGTTGGCCTCAGCCGCCGACACTGCGGCCTCAACCTCCGGGTCGGGGTGAATGGCAGCCGGCGTCGGTCGTGTGCGCCCCAGAGCATCGTAGCCCTCGGCAGCAACAAACCAGTCCTGGCCACCGTTGCTGGTGATCAGGGCTTTGTTGAACAAGCCGGCGATGACTTTTTGCCTGGCCCCGCCCTTGACCCCATCGGGGAACCAGGTGAGGCGGCCATCCGGTTGATCCGCCGCGTGGGTCAGAACTTGGTGTTGGGTGTCGGTGAGTTTGATCGTGGTGGTCATGTTGATCTCCGTGTAAGTGGGGTGAGGTTCAGTCTTCGAGGACGATGCGCCCGTCCAGCGTGATCCAGAGGCGGGCATCTTCGGGGGTGGCCATTTCGCGCGTTTCGCGACCGGTGGACATCCAGACGCCATCCTTGCCCGTGAAGGTGTAGGTCTTGCCGTCGTGGACGACCTCGACCGGTTTGCCCTGGTGAAACTCGACTTGGATGTCCATCCAGCCGCGCAGGTGATGGTTGGTGTCGATGACCTTGGCCTCGATGCTTTGTTTGCTGTTCATGCTGCCTTCCTCGTGTGTGGTGATGGTGATTGCATGAACGCGCTGTTCTGGAGGAAAGCCAAGCACTGAATCGCGACGTTTAAAAGCTTCTGCGATCGGCTTGATGTACATCATGGGTCTGTCGATACGCGCCTACGCCCGCCATCGCGGCGTCTCTCATGTAGCGGTCAAGAAGGCGATCGATACCGGCCGGATTACGCCGGAGTCAGATGGCACGATTGAACCCAATCGCGCCGATCTGGAATGGGCTCAGAACACGGTGGCCGCCCGAAAGCCAGTCGCTGCAAAAACAGCTTCGCCGCCAGTAGAACCAGCTCGCCCGACAAGTGCACCAGTCGAGCCTGTCGCACCACCGCTGTCCGCTGGTGGCACGTCTTTGTTACAGGCCAGGACCGTCAACGAGGTCGTCAAGGCGCAGACCAACAAGGTCCGCCTTGCCCAACTCAAGGGCGATCTGGTCGATCGATCGCAGGCCATCGCTCACGTGTTCAGGCTGGCACGTACCGAGCGCGATGCCTGGCTCAACTGGCCAGCCCGGGTTTCGGCCGAGATGGCTGCCAAATTGGAAGTCGATGCCCATGAACTGCATGTCGCCCTGGAATCTGCCGTGCGCGATCACTTGATCGAACTCGGTGATATGCGGCCTCGGGTGGATTGATGGAACAGGAAGAGTACGAAGGCGCCCTCGATATCGAGCGTGCCTGGCGGGAGGGGCTTGTCCCGGATCCGCTGCTGTCGGTATCAGAATGGTCGGACCGGCATCGCATGCTCTCCAGCAAGGCGTCCTCCGAGCCGGGCCGCTGGCGCACCAGCCGCACCCCGTATCTCAAGGCCATCATGGATTGCCTGTCGCCGACCTCGCCGGTCGAGCGCGTGGTGTTCATGAAAGCGGCCCAGTTGGGTGCGACCGAGATGGGGTCGAACTGGATCGGCTATGTGATCCATCACGCCCCCGGTCCGATGATGGCAGTCTGGCCAACCGTAGAAATGGCCAAGCGCAATTCAAAGCAGCGGATTGATCCGCTGATCGATGAATCGTCGATCCTGCGTGAGTTGATCGCGCCGGCCAGGAGTCGCGACTCGGGCAACACGATTCTGGCCAAGGAGTTCAGGGGTGGCGTCCTCGTGATGACCGGTGCCAACAGCGCGGTCGGCCTGCGTTCGATGCCGGTGCGTTACCTCTTTCTCGACGAGGTGGATGGTTATCCGATTGATGTCGATGGCGAAGGCAATGCCGTGGCACTGGCGGAGGCCCGTACCCGGACGTTTTCACGGCGCAAGATTTTCATTGTGTCGACGCCGACGATTGCCGGCGTCAGCACAATCGAACGTGAATACGAGGCGAGTGACCAGCGTCGTTACTTCGTGCCGTGCCCGCACTGTGGCCACCGGCAGTGGCTGCGCTTCGAGCAATTGCGCTGGGAGCGTGACGAAAACGGCCATCGCCCCGAAACGGCAGCCTACGTCTGTGAGTCCTGTGAGGTGCCGATCCCGGAACACCACAAGACCTGGATGCTGGAACACGGCGAATGGCGGGCAATGGCCGAAGGTGCCAGTCGTACTGCTGGCTTCCACCTGTCGAGCCTGTACAGCCCGATCGGCTGGCGCAGTTGGAAAGATGTCGCGGCCGCATGGGAGAGTGCCATCAGTAAGGAAGCCGGATCCGCCGCTGCGATTAAAACCTTCAAGAACACTGAACTCGGGGAGACCTGGGTTGAGGAAGGCGAAGCGCCAGACTGGCAGCGACTGCTGGAGCGCCGTGAGGACTACCGTATCGGGACCATTCCGATTGGTGGCCTGCTGCTGACCGCCGGTGCCGATGTCCAGAAGGATCGTATCGAGGTCTCGGTATGGGCTTTCGGGCGCGGCAAGGAGTCCTGGTTGGTCGAGCATCGCGTGCTCATGGGCGACACCGCCCGCGACGAAGTTTGGAAATCACTGGCCAGCGTTCTGCGAGAAACCTGGACGCATGAAACCGGCTGCCAGCTTGGACTGGGTCGTTTGGCCTTGGATACCGGCTTTGCCACTCAGGAAGCCTATGCATTTGTCCGTGGCGTGCGCGACCCGCGTCTGATGGCTGTAAAGGGAGTGGCACGTGGAGCAGCGCTGGTCGGCACGCCGACTGCCGTCGATGCCACGTCTGGCGGCAAGAAGCTGCGCCGAGGCATCAAGGTGTTCTCGGTGGCAGGCGGTATCGCCAAGCTGGAATTTTACAACAACCTGCGCAAGTCACCAGAGGTGGCCGAGGACGGCGTGACGATCCGCTACCCCGCCGGCTTCGTCCATTTGCCCAAGGTGGATGCTGAGTTCCTGCAGCAACTGTGTGCCGAGCAGTTGATTACGCGGCGCGATCGGAACGGGTTCGCGATTCGGGAGTGGCAGAAGATGCGCGAGCGTAACGAGGCGCTGGACTGCTACGTCTATGCCCGAGCCGCTGCTGCTGCCTCCGGCCTCGATCGCTTCGAAGACCGGCACTGGCGCGAACTGGAAAAACAACTCGGGATCGCCAGCTCAGATCCTCCTGATTTATCCGATGCATCCGATGCCGAGGCCACCCACAGAGGTGGCCTCGCTGTCTCTGGCGTCCGCAATTCGGGGCGTCCCCCGCGTCACCTGATCCGCAGCCGCTGGCTGACCTGAAACCCACCACAAAGAGGAAATCTCATCATGAGTCTGCAAACCCAAATCCACAGCCTGGTCATCCGTGTCGCTGACGAGTTCAAGACGGTCTATTCCAAGATCGGCAACCTCTCGTCGCTCTCGACCACCGACAAGTCCACGTTGGTCGCCGCCATCAACGAGCTCAAGGCGGCGATTGCGGCCGTTGCCGTCATCGATGATCTGGCACCTGGCA